CCTTCCAATTTTGCATCTTGTAAATTTGCATCTTGTAAATTTGCATCTTGTAAATTTGCATATCGTAAATACGCTCTTTGTAAATTTGCATCTTGTAAATTTGCTCCTTCTAAATGCGCCCATTGTAAATCCACCCATTGTAAATTTGCTTCTGTTAAATTTGCCCCTTCCAATTTTGCATCTTGTAAATTTGCATCTTGTAAATTTGCTCTTTGTAAATCTGCTCCTTGTAAATTTGCATATCGTAAATACGCTCTTTGTAAATTTGCATTAATTAAATTTGCTCCTTGTAAATTTACTCCAACTAAATCTGCTCCTTCTAAGTTTGCACCACTTAGATCTCTTCCGGATAGGTCTGCGTCTGATAAATCCATACCAGATAAATCAGCACCAACTAAATTATCTAAATCATTAAAATTCATAATATTATTATATATTTTAATATTTTATAAAATCTATCAAACATTTTACTTCTTCAGCTTCTTTTACTCTTATTCGCTTTTTACCTTTTCTATGTTCAAACCCATTTTCACGCTCGTGTTCAATTAGTTTCCAAAAACGTTTAATATCGTGAATAACAACCTCGAACCAAAGATTATTTCGAGGTACCAGTACACAACTTAGTTCTTCTATTTTCCAATAAATATTTTGAATCCATATCAAATTTTGTTCAGGTGATTGATAAAAATCCATCATTTCCTCTTCCCATTTGTCAAAATCTTCTTTTCCCATTGTAAGTGGTTTATAAATATATTTAGGAATACCATTTCTTTGTGAAAAATGCATTATGACCCCTTTGTTCAATTCCACACCACTTGATAAAAAATCTCCGTCGTTTAAAAACTCGCCCTCATTTTCATATTCCTTAAATCTTGTTTCTAAAAAATCGCATTCATTCATATCACAAACTTCCATTTGTAATTGCATCTGAACCCAATACTCTGTTTTTGGTATACCGTTAATTTCTCTATTTACAATATTTTTGATTTCTAATAATCTTCCATATCTATCAGAATGAATATCTACATTGATTCCATCTGGCGAAGCTCCGAGAAAAGAGAATTTATCGTGGGTAATACATCCAAACTCCTCTATTTTAGTTGTGTAAAAGTGTTCATACAGCATCACGGATATATGTTCATACTTTTGACCCCAGTGCAAAGGGCTATTAACATTTATATTTTTAAAATCATCTGTTTCTTCAGTGACGATTGATATTTTTTGATTATATGCGAAACACTTTTCGTAAATGAGTTGATTTTTTGAAGCGTCTGTATCAAAAATTTTATATGCATTGCTCGCAGTTATTAGATTGTTGCGCAATTTATACCATTCTTCCGTCCTCTGAACTGGTTGTGGTATAGAACGCAATTTTTCTATTTGTTGAGTCATTTTTTCCTTGTCATTTTCTGTTTGCGATTTTACAATTGTATCTTTAAAAGATCTGGGTGGCATACAAACCCCATAAAATATTTCAATCGCATAATTTATGAGTGGTTCTAGATTTTCTCTATATTGTTTTTTTATTTCCAAATTAGTAAAAATCCCATCGTGTATCATCTCGATGATTTCATTTACATAATTGTCTATATGCTCGATGAACAATTCGTCGAAATTAGTATTTGGTAAATCATAAATATGTTGCATATAGTAATCATACATAATCAACAACAAATCTTCTACAAAATCTTCAAATTCTTTTAACGTAAAAAAATTTGAGTCTGAATTCATTTATATATTAATATCTGGTTTTAATTTTAAATTTAAATTAATAACCTTTTCTTGGGCATAGATTTCAATGTGTTCATTTTTGTGGCGTTTTTCAAAGTAAACTTTTTGTGTTCCGTTTTCAAAAATACCAACCCAGGAATATCTTTGATCAAATTGTTTATTTTGTCATAAACAATATCTTTTACTTTGTATAGTTTTTTCTTGTCCACCGCATCTTTTAAAAACACATTTAAATCGTTTTTTTCATCCTCTGTCAAGTTTTTGTCCAATGCGTATTTTTCGACAAAATCTGCCATCTTCGAGTACTTTGTTGTCTTGTCCAGTTTTATCCACGATTCGCCCTTGTTTACTGTTTTTTCATTTTCCAAAAATAAGTCGAGGTTCGCAGATGTTTCCGTTGCTTCCGATTTTGCAGATGTTTTGTATTTTATATTCTTCAATTCATTTAGCTCTGAATTTTTTGGCTTTTCTAACTTTTCTGTTGTAGTCATATCTTTAAGTGATTCCATTATACTTATATATGTATAGTTAAGTTTAACTTCTTTTCATATATATAATGAGTTTAGAGAAGAATATATCCATAACAGGTAAAAACAACAAATATCAAATGAAAAAAGTATTGAAAATAATAGAATCCAATATAAAAAAGGATGCTGATAAAATAAATAATGTATTTTATCAGTTTGAATATCAACAGAAAATGCTGGAAGAAGAGACATCTGAATGTTATCAATTAATGAAAAAAGATATTGCCAAAAAATTACATAGTTATAAATATCAAGATGATATTAAAAAACGAATATTGACAGATCCCTATTCATCCTCTGATATGATTGATTTGTTTAAAAAAGAAATGTCTTGTTATTACTGTTGCGATAGAATGCTCATACTTTATGAGAACAAAAGGGATATGAAACAGTGGACATTGGATAGAATAAATAATGATCTCGCTCATAATAAAACAAATGTTGTTGTTTCGTGTTTACAGTGTAATATGGAAAAGCGAAGGAGAGATAATGATAAATTTCTTTTTTCTAAAAATATGAAAATAACGAAAATAGATTGACTATGCTTCTAACTTTTTTCGATGACAGTCCAAACATAATACTTGTAAATTATCAGGTGTTGTTTTGCCACCCCTGGACCAAGAAACAATGTGATCACCCTCGTATTTCTCCTTTGATTTTTTGCAATGAGCGCACGCGTTTTTTTGTTCCTTGAGTTTAGTATGAATCTCTGATTTCGAAAACAATCGCTTGTCCTTGTTTTTCTCAAACGTCTCGTTAATAGTAGAATCGATCAATGTAATCAATTTTCGTTGAAATGTAGCATTTCTCGTTTTGCACGACAATTTTTCTTGTATATCTATGCCCGTGATATTAATTCGAAATTGTTCGATGATGTCTACAATATGACGATTGAATAATGAAATGTCGTTAAATTTGTGCAACAACCGACTAATGATGAATTTATACGGAAGAGAATATTTGTTATAAATTCTTTTGTCTTCACTAAAAAAACGGTTGTCTTTCAAGGTCACAATTATTTTTTTCATCATAATCAGTTTATTTCTGATAGACTCGCCATTTTCTTGTAGGAATCGATCTACTGACTCTTGGTCATTGCCAATTGTAAGCTCATAATATTTATCTCGCATTGTAGAGACTGATGACCACGAATTAGGAAGTTCTCCTGATAAAACCAAAATATCAATAATTTCTGTTTCTAGATCGCCACGCTTGTCTTCCATTTTAAAAAATAATTTGTTCAACTCTTCTTTGAAAAGTGAAATGATATCGAAAAATTTTCCGTACAACACTTTATTAAACTCATAATCAGTGAGAGTCTTGCTTGATCGATTCAGTATTTCATATTGATCGCGTCTTTTGTTCGTGTCTGTACGATACGATGAATCCAATTGGTTAAATGTGAAATTATAATTGCGTATTTTACTTTGATCGTCTTTGGTTAATTCGCCAAAACTTTTTTTATCATATTGCTGTCCTCTGGCTTCGTCAGTAAAATGTTTCGAGTTTAGTTTAAACTTGTTATTTAGGTAGTCCAGTGCAGTCGTCAATCTGTGCATTCCATCCAATACTTCTTCACTGTTGTCTTCAGGATTGAGAATTGTCCAAATCGGATTCATCGCTCGTCCGATGAGAATTGTTTCAATAAATCGTGTCTTTAACTTATCATCCCACGCTTCATATTCTCTCTGAAAATCTGGATTTTTATTGATGAAAACCTGGTCTGTCGCAATAGCTGCTTCTCGATTTGTCCTTAAATTGATAATAGATAGTGGATACGAAGTCATTAACACCTTACTATATTTGTCTCTTATATATTTAAACAATTTATATAGTATAATTTATAAACAATATAAAGGCTATATTACCTTTACATAGTATGAATTTGCAATCATGTTCTATTACACAAAATACACAAAACAAATTGATACTCGAAAAATTAATGCACTTTTACATCAATAATGATAATTTAAAAAAAATGCTTTCGATTATTGGAGGAGAATCAAAGATTTCTTTGCGTATAATCGATTGGTTTACAACAAATTATGCAAAAAAAAACTACGTTATATTAAATGGAGAAAATGGGAGATTTAAGGTTTACGATGACTATAAATTAATGCTAAAAGCTTATTCAAAACAACGGTTTGATCCTTTCTGTAGATGGCAACGTATAACAATACCATATAAAACAGCTGATGGGGATGGGATTGAAACAACTATTGGGCAATTGAATTTCTTTAAATGGGCGCTGGAAAATAATATTATTGATTATATTGAATCTAATTATGAAAATATAGAAAATGATATGAATTCTAGAAATAGTACATCAAGAAAGAAGGAAGAAAAGAAGCATAAAAAACCAGAGATGACAACAAGTCGTAAGAAAAGAGAAGAACTTTCCATCTCAGCTACAAAAAGTATAAAAAAGGAAATGATCGAAATTTCCCTAACATTTAATAATTAAAAAAGGTATTGCCCCAAGTGGGACTCACTTTTAAATTAATTACAAATTACATCCCACAAAATATACCCAAAAATTCCACCCCACCAAACCAAAAACTCGCAAATATACCCCAAAAATTCCCCCTTCATCTAGTGCCAAATGCCCCAATGTTTCAAGATCTTCAGTCGCGGTTTTCATCTTCATCGTCGGTATATTCACAATTGTCGATATGTTCACAATCGTTTTCGGTCTCCTCTGCTTTATTTTCGATCCTATACTCCTCCCTGCTCCTGTGTTCCTTTTTCTCCTTTCGATCGCTTCGCTCCTCCCTGCTCCTGTGCTCCTTTTTCTCCTTTCGATCGCTTCGCTCCTCCCTGCTCCTGTGCTCCTTTTTCTCCTTTCGATCGCTTCGCTCCTCCCTGCTCCTGCGCTGTCTCCTTGCTTTATTTAACGTCACGCTATGCTTCCTCGTAAAATTCTTGATCAAAAATCCGCTGGCCCAAACAAGCGCTAGCATCCAAGTCTGTGTTAAGTAGTCTCCAAAGAACCAAATACTCCATCGAAGTGCAACACAATGCGTAGACACAGTAATAAACGGCGATGCCATAAATCCATAGATTGTGAATGGTGTGCACCAAAACACATAGAGATTTGCAGATATATAATGAATCAAGGTTGCAGTTAGGACAAGGCCTATAAACTCCCTATTTTCATAAATAAATCCGGTGACAAATCCTAAGGACTGGTTGATCATTTTCGTTACAGATTGCATCTTCGTTTTGTATTAGTGCAAGTTATTTCCCTCCAAAATAAATTTCAATTTTTTTCGAGTGGCTGGTAAATTTCAAAAACTTAAATTTTACCCTAAGAAAAAATTGAAATTTATTTTGGAGGGAAATAACTTGCACTAATACAAGATGAGCGCAAACTCTAACGAAACAGAAGTATTCAGATTAACCACGGAGATTGGCGAGACGTACAGATACGCGGAATGCACCAGAAGGATTTCTCGCCCAACATCAAGATATTTTGCACCTAGCGACAAGATAAAAATGGTAGGGGTTCTTATAGAAATAAAAGAAGGTGGATTTGCCGACGATCGTTGGAGAGAGGATATTTTCAGCAATGACGGAGAGATAACCAGAGTGAAATATAGTTACGGGGGGAACACGTGTTTCATAAAGCAATAAATATTTAAATAAAACATA